AGTCAGCTTGATGACGGCAGTTTTTGAGTCTCGTAAGATAGAGCCATAATTTCCGGCCTGGCGACAGGTATTAAGGATGGCTCTACAGCACCTGCGTTCTGGCACAGCAAATAAGCGTCCTATCCCCACCGCAATGTCGGATGGGCAACTTGCTGTCAACACTAATCTCGCTAGCCCTGGTCTGTTCTTTAAAGACAGCAACGGTGATCTAGTTAAAGCAGGTCCAGTTCATGTTGGAACGACTGCGCCAAATGCTTCGCCAGCAAGTACGGCTGCAACGGCGTTAGTTGCTAATATTGTTTATCAGATCTTGACGGTTGGAACGTCAGATTTTACGGCTGTTGGGGCGTCTGCAAATACGGTCGGAGTTGTCTTTACTGCAACTGGCACAACAACTGGCACAGGCACGGTTAGTGGTCAGCAGGGTAATGAAAAGGGAGAGCAGTGGCTAGATACGACAAATAGCCTTTATGTGATGAAAGTTTATGACGGGACGGGTTGGCGCGTAACTGATTCTATTTCGTTGGCGAATGGTAGTGCTGCCGCACCAAGTTTACATTTTGGGAGTGATACGAATACTGGACTATTTAGAAGTGCAGCTGATCAGTTAGCGATTACAACGGGTGGAACGCAGCGCGTCACTGTTGACAGCTCGGGCAATGTTGGGGTGGGCAACTCATCTCCTAGTTACAAGCTTTCAGTTTTAACTGCAGGGACTGCTGATACTTCATTGCATTTAGCAACTACTGGTGGCGCATCTGCCAATGGAGACGCAACTAACTCAGTTAGATTTACTGGCGGTACTAACACAAGATGGGCGAACGCTAAATACGAAGCTTTTACTCATATTTTCAATGCTAACGGCACCGAGAAAATGCGAATCGACAGCTCGGGCAGGTTGTTGGTTGGTACGTCTACTGTTCAGGCTCACGCCAACATGGACGATCTTCAAGTAGGTAATGGTTCTGGAAATAGAGGTATTACGATCTCAAGTGGAGCCAGCAATTTTGGAACATTAGCTTTTGGTGATAGTGCTGACAACTCAGGAGTTGATCAATATGCAGGAGCGATTGAGTATTATCATCTTAATAATTCGATGTCATTACTTACCTCTAGCGTTCCGCGGCTGACGATCGACAGCTCGGGCAATGTGCATATTGGTAATAGCACAAACAGCGCACATACAAATCGACTTTTAGCGGTTGGCAAAACAGATCGGGCCGCTACTTATATCGAAGTAAGAACAAGCACTTCAGGCGATGGTGGATTGTTATTTTCTGACGGCACAGGCAGTGGAAATGAAGGATTTAGGGGCACAGTGGAGTATAGCCACTCCAGTGATTATATGCATTTTAAAACTGCCGGAACGGAGCGCCTACGAATCGACAGCTCGGGCAACGTTGGGATTGGTACGTCAAGTATGGCGTATAATTTTGAAGTTAAAGGTAGCGGAGATAGATATATTCTCGTTGGTTCAACCAACTCTGCTGGCGCATCTCTCATATTAGACGGAGATGCAAACGGTGATGGCATGGGATCTGATTATGCCTCTATTGATCATAATAGTTCTGGGCAGTTGGTATTGCAAAACCGAAGTGCTAACTCAGAGATTGTTTTTAAAAATACTTCAAGCAGCACCGAGCGGATGCGAATCGACAGCTCGGGCCGAGTTGGGATTGGCGAAACGTCTATGGACGCATTGCTTGTTATTAAAGGAAATAGTGACGCAAATACAACTCCTAGTATTCGATTAAAAGATGGCAGCGACACACGCGAAGCATGGATTACAAATACTGCTGGCGATCTAATTCTTGCAAATGGAGGCAATGATAACACTCCACATTGTTTCCTTAAAATGTTTGATGGAAATATAATGTCATTTGCAACCGCCAATACTGAGCGAATGCGAATCGACAGCTCGGGAAATGTACTAATTGGCAACCCTGCCGGATTTAATTCTGGTGGCATTGTAAATATCCAAACAGATGGCAATAAAACAATTTCTTTCAATGCTTCTCAAGGTGAACTAGGTAATGTCGCTTCTATTTGTGCCCGCAATGATTCTGGTTCATCGCTTGTTCCTTTTGGACTGCGTGCCAGTGATCTTCGGTTTGCCACAGGCTCTACTGAGCGGATGCGAATCGATAGCTCGGGGAATGTATTTATTAGTGGTTCGACTGCTGCAAGTGCAAAAATTGCGATGTATGAAAGCGGCGCGATGACCATCGCTGGTGAAATTAAAATCCAAGGCACTAGCACTCCAACTGGGCTTTCGAGTAGGATTAGTAAATATGGTTCTCTTTTAATCGGAACTACATCAGATGCAGTTGGTGATGCTAAATGTTCTATTGATTCCGGTACTGGCAAGATCTCTTCAGTAAACACGGCTTCGTTCGGTGCAGGTGTCAATACAGGTTCGACGACTGCTTACGGTGTAAAATGCGAAGTTGCTACAAATGCGGCTAATGTAATAACTCAGGCTATACAAACCGCTAGTGGATTTACTTATATGTATCGGGGATACCTAGGCTCAAGTCTTACTTACTATGTGACCGCTAATGGCAATGCCGTCTTCTCCGGCAGCGTCACAGCATCTAACGTCTCTGATGTTCGTTTTAAAGAAAATATCACTGATGCAAAGCCACAACTAGAAGATACTGTTGCTCTTGGTTCACAACTTAAAAACTTTGATTGGAACGATGACGCACCACTTAACGAAGAATTACGCGCAAAGCGTTTTCTTGGTTTAGTTGCACAGGAAGCTGAAAAGGTTTGTCCTGGATTAACTTATACCGTACCGCGCACCAAGCAAGGCAAAGAACTTACGCCCGCTGTGCTGGATGAAGAAGGCAATGAGACAAAAGCTGCAACTTACGAAGAATTAGACGACAGCTACAAAGCAATCAATCACGACATTCTTGTTATGAAACTGCTTGGTGCTGTTGCTGAGCTTTCAGCCAAAGTCGCAGCACTTGAGGCTGGTTGACGATAACCGCCCCGTGGCAACGCGGGGCCTTGCTATTACACTTCCCTTGGAGTCTTAACTCATCATGGCTACAACTTTTACTTGGGCGATTGCCAACCTGGATCGTGAAACATCCGATGGCTTCGTTTTCACTGCTCACTACACCGTTTCAGCTGCAGACGACACCTACTCTGCTGGTGCGTATGGAAGCATCGGCTTCGAGCGTCCTGACACGCTAGTTGCTTTTGCTGACCTCACCTCTGACATTGTTGTGGGCTGGGTCAAGGCTGCTTTGACTGCAGAAAAGGTCACTGAAGTTGAAACTGCTTTGCAGGGTCAGCTTGATGAGCAACGCGCTCCAACCAAAGCTGCAGGTTTACCTTGGGCTGCTGCCAAGGAATGACGTTTATTTTTGGCGTGCTGGCTGGGGTTGTATTAACAGCCCTTGTCCTGGCGTTTAATCCAGACGATGACCTGTATGAAGATGAACGACGTGACTGCTAGACCTGACCCAATGATCCCCTGCAAGCCAGGGGCAGAAGATCTAGTTGCGATGCAGAATCGCAATACCTGGATGACAATGCTTTTCATGCTTGAAGGCCGGGACAACCCTGACCATCCACAGCGCGGTCTTTACACCGGATTACACAAGAAGCACTTCTCTACGTTCCCTGGAACGGATGAGAACTGAGGAGCAGATTCCTAACTGTCCATTGACTGTCTCAGTTAATGTACCTACAGAAAACGTTGACTCTTTCAACAATGATCAAAGCATTCGCAGTAGCTGTTTCTGGTGTTCTCGCTGGTTCAGCTGCCTTGGCAGGCCCTTATGTGAACGTCGAGAATAACGCTGGTTATTCAGGCGGCGACTATTTAGGCGCAACAACTGATTTCCACGTTGGTTTTGAAGGCGGCGAAGGCGTTTACAGCTACTACGCCCAAGGCGGTCCAGCTTTTGTCTCACCACAAGGTGAAGACGGTGAGTTTGAACTGTCCGGCAAAGTAGGTGGCAACGTACAAGTGTCTGATGCTTTCGGCATCTATGGCGAACTGAGCTTCATCACTGCTGACGAAGATCCTTCTGTAGGTTCCAAGATTGGCGTGAAGTACAGCTTCTGAGCTAGCCTTTAATTGGAAGACACCCGCCCTTTCTTGACTCACACCAAGGAAGGGTATTTTTTTGGATTTCTACCATGCAAAAAGTTTTCAACCTGTTTGCCACTCTTGGTTTTGTGATGTCGGCCTCAATGGTCGTTGGATCGTTAATGCTTTACACGCGCATCCCATCACTGACAAAGTATTACATGAGTGAGCTAAAGCTTGAGCTGACCAAGATGGTCACTGATGTAGTGCCTGGTCAGATTGATGATGTGATGCCTGAACTGCCATCAGCTACAGGACCAGCCATTGAGTTGCCTAAGTCACCATTCTGATTAAGTGCCTGAGATACCTGAGATTGGCGTTGGGCAAGTTGGGGTGGAGCGCATTCTCGTCCCAGAAATACCAGCGTGGAGAGGTATCCCGCCGCAAAGCCTTCCGCAAGAGCCACCTATTACGTTAATGCTGGGTTTTCCAGTTGCTGAAATACCTGGCTGCGTTGAGACACGAAATATCCAACCTGGAAACGAAAAGGCTTATGACAACGACCCAAAAGGCAATCTCACGCTTTGTGATGGCACGATGCCGTCTTACGACCCAATAAATTTCACCCCTGGAACGTTGACCTATGGATCAACAAAACCGCCAGCAGTAGACCCCGAGAAAAAACCGGCTGACAAGCAACCGGCTGCGTCCCCTTCACCAAGCGGGTCTCAAGCGCCTGGTATTCCAAATGTAGATGCAGAGCTGCCATGTCCGCCACCAGACGCAATACCTATAGGAGCAAAGAATAAGCTTCAGACTGCTGTCATTACTGGGTACAAGCGGATCGATGGAGAATGCAAAGCCCAGTTCAAGTCGCTGGACATACCAACGATTCTCGGCAACCATTTACCTGGCTCGCCTGTTGTGGTCACGACTGCAACGATTGCGGTTGTCGCGACAACAGCGGCAGTCCTAGCCAAGCCATTAGGCGATATCTTGCTGAAGACGATCAAGCCTCTTGTCAAAAAGACAATTAAAAAGATTAAGGAGAAGCTGGGGAAGAAGACTGTTGTTGAATCGGATTGGCAGCGCCGGAAGTTTCAACGGTCTTTGAAGAAGTAGGTATTGGGTGGATGTGGGGCGGTAACACTCCAGGTGGATTCGTTAGGACAACATCAGCGCAAATTTTGCTGTAAGGGCTTTTGGGATGAAACATGACGCCTTCTTTCATGAGGTTTGCACAGTTCTTCAGCCTTGCAATTTCATAGTTGAGTCTTTTATCTGCAAGTGTTGCGTCTAAAAGCGCCACTTGTCTTTCGGCAGCTTTACGGCAAGTCCTGACGTGATGGCGATCCAGCGGTATCGAAATCGTGGCCGTAATGCCACCGTTAATCGATAGGTTTGTTTTTTGCCCTGTACGAGTGGGCTTGTAAAAAAGTACGTTGCCCGGATTATCCGGTCTGCCATCTGGGACGGGATTACCTTCAGGATCAAACGCACCAACAAGATCAAGAGTGTCGTAGACGGGCTCGTTGTAATACTTTTCGTATGGCTGCGCCCAACCTGTTGTTGAACTGATAAAAGGGTTGATGCTTAAGGTTGTGCCTTGGCAGCTAATCCCTGATCCGTAAGTGTTAGTGAATTGCCTTGCTGGCACGACTTGAACAGCTTGGTTCGTAACTGATCCTGAACTGTTTGCGACTGGAGCGGCAGTGCTTGAGACCTGAGCGTTGACAGGCCCAGTAATAAGCAAAAGCGTTGCGATAACTCGCTTCATTGGCTAAATGTGCTGGTCGTTTCGGTTAAAGATTCAACGTCTGTGTCCCTGTTGATCAGGGTGTGATTTGTAAGCCCTGGCCCTTGAAGCGTTTCAGAAAATTGAAATGCCTTGTTTTGCTTGACGACATTCCAAACAGGTTTGCTAGCAGGGTCAAGACCAGTCCAACGACTAGAAACACCATTAAGAGTGTTAGTTGTTGTAGTCAGACTAGCGGGAGCAATAGCTCCGCCAACAGGGGCAATATTTGTTCCGGTTACGGTGTATTCATAACCTGTTCTGTACTCATAGGAGTTGATGACCTCAGTTACTTTTGTTTTGGTGCGTGTCGTGGAAGACAACACACCTTGCTGAAAGTTTGGAACGACTGGAATCGCTGTTGCAGCAGCAGTTGCTAGCAGGTCAAAGCCTGCATAGAGAGCAAGTAAAAGAACACGCATTACTTAACTGTCAACTCTTGGATAACTTGACCAATTGCAGTGGTGCCAGCGCCGCCAGCAGTAATTGACATTGCTCCATCAGTTGCGATTAAGCCAGCCAATGTTCCAGCCACACCGCCAGAAGTTGTCGTTGTATTTCCAAATGTAGGCAATGCTGGAACTACTCCGGCGGTAACTGTTGTTGAGAGCACAGTTGGCGTATTGTCTCCGCCTATAAACGACTCTGAATATGTAAAGCTGTCGCCAGCAGTAGTAATAGTAAACTCGCCAGGAGTGTAACCAAGAGCGGTCCCGGCGCTATGACTCCCGAACTTAGGAGCAGTACCCAGAGTGACGTTAGAACCAGATACAGATAGTGTGCTCGGGATCCTTGTTGCTTGGGACGCTGCTCCATCAACAGTTAGCGAAATGCTGGATTGGATCTTGTGCGTAATGTCCGCCGAAGCAGGACTTATCGCAAACAATGTTAGGCACGATACAAAAAGAAAACGTCTCATTTGGGCTTAGACGTAGGGGTTTGTTCCTTAATTGTAGGCTCTTCTTTTTTTGCTTTCTTGTTTGCGCCAACAGCTAGACCAAAGGAAGCTGCCGTTCCACTCAATATGGAAGCTGGGTAGGTGGGATCAAGAGACTGTTTGAAGACACCAAGGTAATTTGCGGTCAGGATTGCCATTGCCCAGCCGAGCAGCACAACCTTGATGACATCACCTAATCGTGAATTGTTGTCTTGTTCTTGCTTAGCCTGTTCTTCTGCCATGATGAATTAACGCTATAGGTCGGATGGTGGTTGAAATCTGGGCTGCTGTTGCTGGAGCGTCAATAGGCGTAGCCGCCTCTGGACTAAAAGGTGCCAGTCGTGAAAACCAGCATGGAAGGGATTCTTTGGTACGCCTCACGTCAGCTGTGGATAATTTAGCGAGCCGTATGGATGTTCTCCACGCTGATCTGCGCGTAAGAGATCAGGAGCTATTTGCTCGAATCTCAGACCTAGAGCAAAATGTTGCCAGACTGGAAGGACACGCAAACCGGACTTAGAATTTCGGCAAATGCAGTGTTTCCATGCTGTTACTTCTAAGACCAATTTTGTTTGCGTTCATCAAGTCACCAGCGGTAAAGCAGCTGTTGATGGATTGTCTGATCAAGATCAGCAAGCAAACCGACAACCAGCTTGATGACGTTGCTTGTAAGTATGTGCAGGATCTACTGTTTCCTGGAGGAC